GCGCCGAGCGCGGTGCCGATTCCGGGGATAAACATTGCGATTGGCGCAACTTTCTTCACAACCTTCTTCAGACTCTTAAACGTCTTCTTGAACCAGCCGAACTCTTCTAAGCCGGTGATTGGGTTCAAGCTTGCGATCCCGCCGCCTACAACGTACTGCTCTGGGTCTAGGTCTAGCTCTTTAAACTTGGCACCAACCATGCTCTCGAACTGCTCGTCCTCGAACGCTTCTGGGGGTAGAACCACCTCGCCAACCCGAAGGTGGGCAAGTCGTGTGTCGCCGTTACGGCCTTCTGCCGCAAGCATTGCTGCCTGCTCTGCCATTGGGGCTTGCGCTGCGGCTTGTAAGTTTTCACCCGCAGCCTGCAAAGATTTTTGCTCGTCGGGGTCATCGGTCATCTGTTGCTCTTGCATGAGCATCATTATTGTCTGCTCTAGATCAGCGTTTGGTGATGACTCCATCATCATTTCTCCTTGATCGACTTCTCCGCCCTCAGCCATGCCGCGAGCAGCCATCATCATTTCTTTATCAGAAACCATGCCTTTATCATTTCGCATTGCCACGTTTGCAATACCAGACATCGCGTTGTCTGGAATTTTAGCCCCTGCAATCTTCTTTAGGTTCAAAAGCTCTTTAACGCTCGGCTTTTGAGGCAAAGACTCAAGAAACCTTGAGGTAGACTTGGCATCACTAAATCCTGACGGCATGGCGTTTTCCAACTCCCAAGGCCAAAAGAATTGACCGCCAATGTTCAGGTAATCTCGACCCTCCACCAAGCCTCCATTTTCAGACTCAGGGAGAACCGAAACCGAGGAATACTCTGATAACTCAGAATCAGAGGGCATGCCTGTCGTCACCAAGTTTGGCATGTCCGCGCCGCCTAGAAGGCCTTTAATACGATTTTGTAGCATTTCATCCATTAGGGTGTACTCACTGTTACATTCCCAACTGAAGCCGTAATCGCTTGGCCTGAAGGGTAGGTTTGATGGCTATAGAGGTTTCTAAAACTATTACCGTCAAACGCTTGGTGTATTTGGTTAGTAGTATTGAAGATTATACTACCCGTTGCAAATTGAAGCTCGCTAATCTCCTCAGCGTTAAAATGAGGCGAGATCGTAAAATCCACCGCCCCAAGGTTTAATTCTAAAATGCGGATCAAACGATTGAAAGTTTCTGAGTTGACAGATTCGCCCTGCGAGAAGGGTAATCTTGTCTCAAGCAGCCTGCTCATGCACGTCTGCCACTCGGTTGCATATCAATTCTTGTCGATCCAAGCCTCCATTTGTAACCTTTTTGATCGGCAGCATTGTTGTCATCGTCGCTCTCAAACCGAAATACTACCTGCCTAGCTCTGGTTCTGACATTGTTAAACGTAGACGTTGGCGTAACCTGGCTGGTCGAGTCGGTTGTCAGGCTTTCGCCGGGATAATCTCGGCTCTTGAGTACAATATTCATCGCAGGATCAACGCTTACGCCAGACTCAGTAACAAACTTCATGTCAGGGATAATCTTCTTGACGAAAGTAAAAGAGTCGCCAGAAGATATGTCCAAGTCCGCGCTTTCGATAAAGACGTTAGTCATAGCGTCTTGATTGTCATCGAAGCCAGTCTCATGCTGAAAAACGCATTGCTGAGAGCTGCTCGTTGCAGTTGCATAAGGTAAATCTTCAATACCTGCGTCAAGCCATGCGTAGCGAATTAAACTACCAACAGACCAATGGTTCTCTTCGTAGTTATAGATAACGTACCGACTGATCTCGCCCGTGCCATCCTCAATGCTAGGATAAAAAAACCAAACCTCGCTAAACTCGGTATTTGCGCCCATGTGGCATTTGAATGCTTGGTCTAGGTCTAGGTCATCAAACACATACTCTTGAACCGTGCAGGGCAGGCGCTTTACCGAACCGCTGTAGAAATAAAATCCGGTCTTACTGGCGTAAAACACACCGTTTGGTGCATTAACAGCGGCCTTTGGAGATAGCAGGCCAGAACCCTCGTTGATCAGATTAATCGCAAAGGTTAGCGGTGGCCCGATAAAATTCATGCTGTACAGGCTGGTGTCGGTAAAGATCAGGATCTCCTGCCGAGACTTGATCCCGCCGACGATAAAGGAGCCGGACGATAACCGCAAAGATCCTGCCGTGTTAGTTGCTGTTGGCTCAAAGTCTAGCTCATTCTCTTGGTCGCTAAAGGCCACCAGCATGGGGTCGATAACATTGGATCTCAGGTTGCTGTTGTTAATCGGGTCGGCCCCGAGAACCACTAAGTGCCGGTCTGTCTCGCTTGTAATAACCTGAAGCGCCACCGTCGGAACCAGATTAGCGCCTGATCGTGTGCTAAGGTTAACGGCCCTAGTTGATACGCCGTCATTCTCGATCCATTCATAGATGCCAGCACCACGCGGATTAATAATTAAATTCTCGCCGTAATTGTCGTGAGTCCATAGCCTGAGTTGGTTGACTGCGCTAATTGATGAAGCTGAACCAAATCCTCCTGAACCCCAAGTGCCCACGCCCCAGCCAGAAGACTTCACGAAAGTATCTAGCCCCACACTAATTTGATAGGTTCCGACTACACTGGAGCCACCGTTGCCGCTATCAGATGCGTTGGCGGTAACAGTATCGCCAGAAGTATCTTTGGCTACTATCTCGTAAGCGTTGGCACTGGTAACCAATGATATTTGGTATTCTTGGTTTAAAACCGCGGCGGTAACATTTCCACCAAGGGTTGCTGCGCCACTGAAGGTCACAAAATCGTTGTTTGCTGCGCCGTGCCCGGTATCGGTAACGGTGATAGTAGAAGAGCCATTGGAAGCGCCGAAGGTAACATCACCAGCGGATGTGGTGGCCCTGATAGGGGTTATATCGTAGTAGCTGTTACCCTCTTCGATATAATACTTCCACGTAGAGCCAACGCCGAGGTAGCGCACACCCCCAAGACTAATCCAAGAGTGCAGCGCCCGACCCACACCAAGGTAATAGTTGGCGCCCAGCTTTAGCCAGCCACCTACCTTCTCGACTTGACCCTTCCTAAACCGAATTAGGTTACCGTCTACCCAGCCGCCTTTCGCCGAATAATCAGTGCCCTCTTTGTCGATGCCCGGCTGAAAATTTAATGTCTGTAGCGGCATGAGCCATTACGCCAACCGTATGATCGCGCCCGTAGCCGTTGGGCTGGGGAAGACGATAGTGAAATCGCCAGCGGTGCTGGTCTTGTCTCCACCGAAGTCGATTACAGCGCAAGCCTTGTCCGACTGGGTGTCATTGTAGATCATTGCCCCCCTCGCCGTGATTGTTGCCGTACCAAAAGTTTTGTCGGCAAAATCACACAGGGCGACCGTCCCGCTAGTGGTTGGGGTGACCGATGTTATGGTTCCACCGCCCGACGTATAGTTTGTGCCACTAGCTTGGCCGGTTGTGGTAAAAGCCGTAGTCGCAGCGCCTAAAGTTGCGCTAGACGTATAAAGCGCAAGCTTAAATGCGTTGCCGCTAGAAGCGGTAAAGTTATGTGTACCTACTAGCAACTCTTGCTTAAAGCTGGTAGGAATCGCACTGGTGATTGCCATGTCAAAGCTCCTTGATTATTTTCGCCATGTCTCCATGCCCTTGAGATGCTAATAAGCCTCTAATTGTTACACGGTCAGAAGCTACAGCATTTTTCATACCCATCCATATTAAGGTATAAACTTGATCTCGGAAAGCCTCCGCCTGCAAACGAATGTGAGGCGCTGCCTCCTCCGAAATACCTAGTATCTTTTTTGTTGTTTCTTTTGCCCAAAAATCCACGTCATGGCCGCGATTATCGGTGGTAGAAACCATTACCTGTCCTAACTGAAAATCTCCCTGCGACATATGACTACCCCTTGTACGGTTCTGGTGATGACGGCAACTCCACCGTCTCTAGATTGTGCTTCTTGACCATCTGAGCCAACTCAGACCGATCACAGACAACCCACTCACCCTCTGGGTTTGGCATTGCCACCTTTGGATTAGCCAGCCGGTGGTAGCCATAAAGCC